AGTCTCCAGGATTTCCGGGGCGGTTCACCCTGAACCCGGCCAGCAAGCTGGCGTATCTGGTCCCACGAAAAAAGGCTGTATGCCTGGATATCAGTTATATGGGGCTTCTGCATCTGGCACAGGTCACAGGAGCCATTCAGTGGGGGCAATGCAAACTTGTTTACGAGAAGGACATTTACGAGTCCAACGGTATTGACTGCGCCCCCACGCACAAATACAACCCCTTCGTAGACAGGGGCGCACGCATTGGCGGTTATTGTGTCGTAAAAACATTCGAAGGCGACTATCTGACCGAAGAGATGAGCAACAGGGAAATCGAGGTCATCAGGGCGTGCAGCAAAGCCGGAAATAACGGAGGAAGTAGCCCGTGGGATAGTTTCCCCGATGAAATGGCCAGAAAAGCCATTGTTAAGCGCGCCAGCAAATACTGGCCCCGTCGCGATCGCCTGGATACAGCTATCGACTACCTGAACACTCAGGGCGGTGAAGGTATCATCCTGAATGCTGATCACATCCCTGAGCGTGACGTCACTCCCGCATCAGATGAGATTATCAATGAGATCACTCAGGCAATCACCGAAATTAACAAGACATGGGATGACCTGCTTCCCTTATGTTCCAAAACATTCCGTCGCACGATTGCATCACATGAATATCTCAGTCAGGAAGAAGCTGTCAAAACGCTTGATTTTGTCAAAAAGAAAGCTGCCAGAAACAAGGCCACGGCGGAAGCGAAAATTCACGCCACCACGGAAAATAACAGCGAGGCCGTGTCATGACACCAGAAATTATTCTCCAGCGAACTGGCGTGGATATTACCAGCCTCGACCAGGGCGATGATGGATGGCACAAGCTGAGACTCGGTGTTATCACTGCTTCAGAAGTTCACAATGTGATAGCAAAGCCACGTTCCGGCAGCAAATGGCCTGATACAAAAATGTCATACTTCCACACCCTGCTGGCTGAAGTTTGTACTGGCGTGGCACCGGAAGTTAACGCTAAGTCGCTCGCATGGGGAAAGCAATACGAAGATGATGCCCGTGCCCTCTTCGAATTTATCGCGGATGTTACCGTCTCGGAAACGCCAATAATTTTTCGTGACGAAAGCATGCGCACCGCCTGCTCTCCCGACGGTTTATGCAGCGACGGTAACGGTCTTGAGCTTAAATGCCCTTTTACTTCCCGCGACTTCATGAAATTCCGGCTTGGCGGCTTTGACGCTATCAAGCCTGCTTACATGGCCCAGGTGCAATTCAGCATGTGGGTTACAGACAAGGACGCCTGGTACTTCGCCAACTACGACCCACGCATGAAGCGTGAAGGCCTGCATTATGTCGTGGTCGAGCGGGATGAAAAGTACATGGCGAGTTTTGATGAGATGGTGCCGGAGTTCATCGACAAAATGGACGAAGCACTGGCGGAAATTGGTTTTGTATTTGGAGAACAATGGGGGGTTAATAACTAATGGATGAAGTGATTTTTACTTATAACGAAGAATCAGCACTGACCGCCGGACAAGGTAGTTTTATTACCGAAACGGGTGCGCATATCATTAACATCACCGAAGCAGAACTCAAGCAATCAGAAAAAGGTGCCCGATTCATTGAGTTTTCTGGAGAATCCGACGACGGACGGAAAATCCAATATCTCAGTGTTTGTGTTCAGAAGAATGACGGTACTGAAAATAAATTTGGGGCGAGCATTATTCACGCCATGATGGGATGCACAGGAATTGGGCAGTTAACGCAACATATGGTTTCCGTCAGTAAATATGTTGCACCTGAGTTTCACGGAAAGAAAATCGGACTCGTCCTCCAGAAAGTATTAACCACAAACAGAAAGACTGGCGCAGACGGTTACCAGATGGAAATCCGCATTCCATTCATTGCAGAAACAGGGCAGACACTGAAAGAAAAAGCTGAAGGAAAGAAACCAGAAACGGTAGCAAATATGGTTTCCACTCTCAAAGACAAAGACAATCGCAGCAAAAACGTAAACCCGAATCACACGGACGACCCAGGTTACTGGCAGTACGGCAGCGATAGTTTTTAATTCACAAACAAAACCAGGCTTTAAATGCAGTGAACAACTGAAGCCTTAACACACCTCTACACGGAGATATTAATATGAACCAGCATCAAACTGATGTTAATGTTTTCATTAACGACCTCGACGGCGGGGTATTTGTTAACAAACTTGGCGCGGTATTAAGTGAAGTTGCCTTTGGCGTAAACAGCACAAACAAAAAAGGAAAGGTATGTGTTGAATTCGAATTATCTTCACTTGATGAAAATCGCGTATCAGTTTCCCATAAACTAAAATTCACACGCCCGACAATGCGTGGTAGTAAATCAGAAGAAGACACAACTAACACCCCGATGTTTGTAAATAAAGGTGGTGAGCTTACTTTGTTCCAGAAAGACCAGGGACAGCTTTTTGATAAACAGGGCCAACATGACGCTGTTTTACGCTGAATATTCCCCGCCTTAAAACGCTCGCGCATTATCCCTAAATACATAAATTAAAGGTAAATATACATGTCTCAGTTAGATAGCAATGCCATTAAAGAAATTGTAAAACTCACCACTACTGCTTTTTCTGGTGAAAATTTGCCGCTTACGGAATGCCCTGTTGCGTTATTGCCGGACAATGTAAATATCGAAAGTCTGGAACGATTCATGACAGAACGTTTTCGTTTCCGTGGAGTCATGACCACAACCAGTATTGATGACTTTGTTGAATACAGCAAAGGGTATGCCGATGAGCACTCCCGCTGCTTCATTAACGCGGAAACGATGAAAGCAGTCACTGTGTTCAATATCGGCACTCTGGAGCAACCTGGACACGCTGACAACAAGGCACTGCTGGAACTGAAAGCCACATCACCATATCGCGCATTGCGTGACGTTGACGGCAAAAAACAACTCCAGAAGTCTCTCGCTGAATGGCTGGAAGACTGGGCCGACTTCCTCACAGCCTATGACAGCGACGGTAATGTGCTGGATATCAAACAGGCTATCTCTGCTGTCCGTCGTCTTACCATCGATGCAAAACGCAGTGCTGAATATGAAGAGCAAAACTTCAGCGGTAGCCGCTCAGTCATGGAGTCCGTGGAGGCTAAAAGCAAAGAAATCATGCCTGCCACTTTCCGCTTTGAATGCATCCCATACGAGGGCCTGGGCAACAGGGAATTCACGCTGCGATTAAGCATTCTGACAAGCGAACAGCCTGTTCTGGTGCTACGTATCGTGCGTGTTGAAGCTGCGGAAGAAGAAATTGCCAAAGAGTTCCGTGACCTGCTGAAAGAGCGTTTCGAAGAAGAAGATATCTTAACCTTCATCGGCACGTTCTCAGTGTGATGAAATCTGTGACAGGGACGTCACGACATATCGCTCATATTTCACGAGAAAATACACAGTTCTTGGAGGGTATACTATGCAATTTAAAGATTTACCAGAGGATATTCAGAAAATAGCTGCGGATACGCTTAAAGCCCATTTATAGGTGCTTGATTTAACAAAGGAACCAAAGGCGAATCTGGAAAATATATCCCGTAACGTGCGAGATGTTTTTGTCGGGCTGTATGCTTATGGCAATGAAAAGCACGAGGAACATATTCAAAATGGTTGCATTAATAAATTTCAACAAAATATCAAACTTCCTGTTGCTGATAAAACAGAGCAGAAAACAGAGGTATTAGTATTCTGGAATACCGTTGAGGCTATCGCCAGGAGCACGATGTTGGAGTTTAACAACATCAATCATTCCGGGATCGACACTCATCAATCATCACATCGTGAGGGGTTTTCCATTCTTCTAACTCTGTTACAAGAGCAAGGCGAATATCCTCAGCCGACATCAAACGACACTGAGCAATAGTCCATTCTCGTACGCTGCAACGTGAGGTCGTACCCCGGACACGGGTAAACATCCGGCAATTCCAGCTTACCACCTATTTAACCCCCTCCCCGTAACAAGACGAAGAAATGAGCACTCATCATGTTGTGAGTTTTTCAGGCGGTCGGACATCGGCGTACCTCGTCCACCTTATGGAGCAACGCAGAAAAGCTGGTGAAAACGTTCATTACATACTCATGGATACGGGATGTGAACACCCGCTGACGTACCGGTTTATTCGGGAGGTTGTGAAGTTCTGGGATATTCCGCTAACCGTGTTGCAGGTCGATATAAATCCAGAGCTTGGGCAGCCAAATGGTTATACGGAATGGGAACCAAAGGATATTCAGACGCGAATGCCGGTGCTTAAACCGTTTATGGACATGGTAAAAAAATATGGCACGCCATACATCGGCGGCGCGTTCTGCACTGACAGATTAAAGCTCACCCCCTTCACAAAATACTGCGATGACCATTTCGGACAAGGGAACTACATCACGTGGCTGGGTATTCGTGCAGACGAACCCCGTAGGCTGAAACCGAAACCGGGCGTCCGGTATCTTGCCGAACTGTCAGATTTTGATAAGTCGGATGTTATCCGGTGGTGGCGAAAACAACCTTTTGATTTGCAAATCCCGGAGCACCTCGGGAACTGTGTTTTCTGCATCAAAAAGTCAACGCAAAAGCTGGGGCTTGCATGTAAAGACGAACCTGGTCTGATGCGGGTTTTTAATGAACTGGTTACAGGCAAACACGTCAGGGATGGTCATCGCAGAACAGGTAAAGACGTTATGTACCGTGGTCACCTGACGCTTGACGGGATTGCCAGGATGTATGCCGACAGCGACTACAGCAATTTGTATCAAGCGATGGTGCTGGCCAAGCGGTTTGATACTGGTTCGTGTTCCGAATCATGTGAAATCTGGGGTGACCAATTGGAGTTGAAATTCGAAGAGGTAGTGGCATGACAATCGTAAAAACCCATACCGGCATTGTGATCACCAAAGACGGCCCGCAGGTAAAAAAACTTCACCAGACAGAGCGGATGTGGGTCGTCGGCAAAAACGAGTTTTACCACAAAGAAACCGGACGCCGCCACTTTGCAGAAAATACGCGCGCAGACTGCTGATCGACACAATCAAGCCTGTCGAGGTGAAGCATGTTTAAACAGAACGAAAAATCTATCGCTCAAATTGCTGAGTATATCCCGCGTACGTGCCGGGGTATGCAGTTGCAGGAAGCCAAAGCGCGCCTGGAGAAAAAAATTGCGCTCTATATCGATGACGGCTGTGATGCTGCCGTTCTTAACGCGGCTTTCGCACCAGCTCTTAACTGTCATACGCGGGAATCTTTTTTTTCGTGCATCGCAGCGCAGATCCACAAAGGAGGCAACCAGTGAGCAAGATTGACTATCAGGCACTGCGTGATGCGGCAGTAGCAATTGAAACAGTAGCAACGCCTCAAAAATTGCTAGCATTTCGTATGAAAGTCACACCTCAGGTTGTGCTGGCACTGCTGGATGAACGGGAAAGAAACCAGCAATACATTAAACAGCGCGACCAGGAGAACGAGGAGATTGCGCTAACGGTAGGAAAGCTGCGTGTTGAGCTTGAAGCAGAAAAACAGCGGGCAAAAGTTCTATTTATGGAAAATGCTCGGCTTAAGTCAGGCATAGCCGGTCTGATACACCTCGGTATTCGATATGCAGATGTTGAGGTCATGAAAATTGCTGGAGATGCCCAGCTTTCTACCCCATGCACTGACAGCATCATAAACAGCATTGCAACAGGCATTCGCATCAAAGGAGAGTGATATGGCGTTAACACACCACGAACTCTGTCAGATTGCGTACAAGTTCCTTAAGCGCAACGGGTTCAAGGTTTGCTTTCATGACCGCTTTGTTGCTGTAACCAGTACCGGAGAACAGCCAGATGCTATGGGATTCAGAAATTCAGCATCATGCCTGATAGAGGCGAAGTGTTCTCGTGCTGACTTGTTGGCAGATAGAAAAAAGCGTTTCCGTAAAAATCCCTCACTTGGCATGGGCGACTGGCGATTCTTTATTAGTGAGCCGGAAATTATTTCAGTTGAGGATTTACCTCCCGGCTGGGGATTACTTCACGTTGTTAACGGAAGAGTACGGAAAGTACATGGATGGCCCAGGGGTAATTGCTGTTGGGGTAATCCTGACGATAAGCCATTTACTGGGAATAAGCAGGTTGAATGCGATTACATGTTATCTGCATTAAGGCGCATGGAGTTGAGAGGGCACCTTAATGAAATATATGACGGTGTGATTGTTAATAAGAAAGAAGGAAACGCGGCATGATCACTATTACCAAAGAGCGACTGCAATGGCTGGCTAACATTTATGGCCGTGATGACATTGACGATATAGACGGCGGTGAGATTCGTGAGCTGGCACGGATTGCACTGGCATCACTGGAGCAGAATGTACTATCGGGCAACTCTACGGTAATTCCTGGTGAGGTGTTGTCCGCAATCCGGGAGGTTGCCAGGATTCGCGCCGATTTCGATGATTTTGACGGTGACAGGCGAGGTATCGGTGATTGTCTGGATGAGGCCGAGCAAGAGCTTATCGTTACCATTAACAAATATGCCAGTCAGTTGGCAGTAGAGCCGGTAGTACCTGATGACGTTCGAGTGCAGACAGCCGTTCCGCCAGCTCCGGTAATACAGGCTGATATCGCGCAATCAATTGAAAATCTCAAGCAGAAGTTAGTGGAATGCAATCGCTATAACTACTGCGCAGATGCAGTTAAGGGCGTAGAGGATGCCTGCCGCGCTGCCATGCTTAAGGGAGATAAATCATGATTAATCGTACCAAGCTGGAGCACATCCTCGAATATGCCAGACAGCAGAGGCATACTGGTCAGCATTGTAAAATTCCACCAGGGGATATGGTTGAAATCATGGAGATTGCCATGCGCAAGGCTGGCAATTCTCCGGTAACTACGGATGGCTGGATAAGCTGTAGTGATCGAATGCCTGAAAAGGGCCAGAACGTGCTTATTTCGGTGAATTTCGATAGTGATCTGGTTGAGCCGCTAATATGCTCCGCACGCTATACCGGAAGCACCTTTCGGCG